ACTTGGTCAAGTCAACCAAACCGAAAGGTGGTGGTGGCACAAACGTAGAGTGTGTTCCCGAGTACATGACCAAAGAGGGTGTCAAGCCTCAAGCATGTATCGTATTGACCGACGGCTATCTAGGTGGCAGTTGGGGCAAGTGGGTATGTCCTATCTTGTGGTGCATCATCGACAATGACAAAACCGTGCCCGACGTAGGCACACACGTTCACGTAAAATCAAGGGAGTTATAAATGTCACATAGAATAAAGAATATCATCACCGATGCAGAGGAGTTACTGCATCATCTATTAACCAACGAGGGCATGACTAACACTCAAGCACTCAAGAGGATCAAGCATGAACTGGGCGAGATGGCGAGAGACCATGCACAGAAACAGCTTATCACATGGTGGAGGGAAGACAATGGGATATAGATCAGACGGCGTCATAGTCGTTGCGTTCGAGTCATTGGCAGACATGAAAGAGGTACTAGCCGTATATCGGCTAGACCCACGCGTGCAGAAACACAATCCGTTTCCTAAAGATATTGACGGCGATAGCGATGACTATTGGACGTTTCACACTTACGAATTGGATAGTGACACAACGTGTTATCTTATGCGTCTCGATTTCTATGGTTGGAAATGGTACGCAGATTATGAGGACGTGCAATCGTATCAACACATATTCACAGTGTGTAAGCAGTTCGCACGAGAACGAGAAAATTTCACTTACGCATACAGATTTGTGCGTGGTGGCGAAGAGCATGACGACTACGAAGAAGAATGTTACGGCAGTGAATCATATCTAAGTCAGATGTTGGTGGAGCGTCTAACAGAAGAAATCTTTGTTCGCATGACGTGGGAGTTGAGAGACGATCTCACGGAAAACACGACACAACTAGACTGTATCTATAACCAAACTGTTAGTCAGGGACTAACAAAAACAACAAAGGAGAACGACCATGTCAGTATATGATATGCCAAGGCTAAATAATTTCAGTGCAGTAGCCAAGCACTACGACAGTATCAAACCAGTCATCAGCAAGCGACACACACGTGAACAAGATGTACGACCACTCGGCGACAGAAACCGTAAGTGGGAACGTGTAAGCAAGTTGTCAGATGATTGCTATGCCTACTACGATGGCGACATCGGTGACTCAATCGTGTACAGTGAATGGCACAGAAATGGGGAGGGCATAACCGACGAGGCTTGCAAAGCACTTGCACCTATCATGTGGACACGTGAGAAAGGTGGTTGGAACAGAGAGATATTACGTGTACGTAATGGCTCGGGCAATGGTGCACACAATGGCAGATACTCATTCTTGGAGCGAGCATTACCAAAAGAGTTCGGTTTTGTTGTGGACAATGGCAAGCAGTTCGTCATCTTAAATGGTGTCCGATACTTTCTGCCAAAGAGTGACTACTATTCTTGGGGTTGGCATAGAGATAAGACCACTATACAGAAAGATGATTGCAAGTATCTTGAGTTCGAGAGGTCCCCAGGCGAGGGTTGGAAGATCAAGACAAACTCGTTTACGTATGTGCCACCACGTGTGCTAGTTGACAAAGAACGTAAGAAGAAGTTCAAGCCAGCTATGGACTCGTACTATTCTTGGTTACTTGTCATGGCACCTATGTTCCGAGAGCACTTTGAGCATTTTCAATACAGCTATGGCGACCAAGCATCACAAGATAGATACCAAGCCAAGCATAAACTGGCTCAAGAGAAAAGGGAAGAGTTGCTTGAGTATGCACGAGAACAAGGGTGGGTGAAAGAAAAACAACACGTTTGGGGGTACGAGCCAAAACCCGAGCAGGCACTTATCATCATGGAAGACGAGGAACATCCAATGCGTATGCACATGGCATGGAATATGTTGCTTGACTCTGTATTGTTCGACGAGCATGAGTCAGAACGTAAGAAGTTCAGAGCACATTACAATCGTTGGATCAACAAGATATGTGGGTTCAACAAGACAATCAAGGCACAGATACTAACCAACACGGAGGACAAGTAATGCGATACAAACCAATGGTCAATAAGATCAAGCAAATGCTAGAGGGAGAAATCTCTAGTAGCCAACCAATAATAGACGGAGATGAAGAAGTAACCGATGGTACAGATGACATTATCATCGGTAGGTATGAGTATGCCGAACAACTACTAGAACAAATCAAACAATGGGAGAATGAATAATGTCGTATAGTATATTAAAGGTAAGCGATATCAATAAGAAGATTGATGTTGAGCAACAAAAAGTGGCTAGGGATTACCTAGCCTCTCAACGTGAGTTGCAAGAGTTTATGGCAGAGATACGTAAGTCATTTCGTGGTGTCTTGTTTACACAAGATGCTAATGATAAAAGGATAGTTTATGTACACATGCCTAACGATCCTTATGTCATGGGTTATATTAGCTATGGAGATTTCTTGACCACGGCAAAGGCAATGCAAAGTAGCTATGTTATATCATCTAGGCATATCATGAATTACAAGTATGCAGACTATAACGATCAACATTACATGGCTATGTCTATCAATCTTTCTACTGCCGTTCGCAATGCCAAGAAATACTTACGTCCCTTAACGACTAAGGACATGGCACTAGATCAACATACAGAGAGTGACATGCGTCGTAAATCAAAGAACACGAAGTCGGCAATGGAGGTCAAGAGAAACAATGCTTTATCTGATTTGTTGGCTAAGAGCAATAGAACGTTAAACATAGACTACAACCCTATGCTTGAGTACATGCGTACACTTGTTACAGTGGGGCATGAGTTCACTGATAAAGAGTTGGAAAGTAGTTTACTTAGTTACTTTGCGTTGGAGAAAGATGTCAATGCACTTAGTGGCAATGACGTTGATGTGGATTATGTTCGTGTATATGAGAAGTATGGTAAGCAAGTCTTTGATGTCGTACCTCTTATACGGGAGGACTCGTACCGTTCTACTTTAGGAAACCTTATTACATACGACAAGGACAAAGTGCCCAAAGATGTAATGGGTAAGGTGTCTGTGCTTAGCATGGTCGAGAACGGGCATTGGGTTGACGATGTAGGGTATCGTGTTGATGCCACAATGTTTTACGTGACAGCCCCTGATAATGAGTAAGGTAACACAGCCCAACACGTCGTACCACGTGAACATATCAAATGATACTGGACTTGTCAAAATAGTATGTTTAGGTATAGAATGTGTTGACACTACATTAAAAGGCAGTTATAGTTCTTTGAATGAGGTGCCGACATGGGTTCAAGAAAGGTTATCATTGTTGATGATGCTTGAATCTAAAGCGACACTTGATAATATAGGTACAAGACTAGCCGACGATAGATTTATAATTAACGGCAAGTAGTTTTTGTTAGTCCGTGACTAACATTTTTGGGGGGTGAGATTCCCCTCGCTACTTGCCGTTGAAACCAGTTTTTACAAGGGGGTAAAATGGATAAGTTTAGTAAAATAAGATCAAGTATAAGAGACGTACAAAGAAAAATACGTGCTGATAATTTAAATAAGACACCTGAAGAGTTAGATATGCACGAGAAGTTTGAGGACAGTCCAGTAGCATTGAAAGAAATAGAATATGGTAGAGTTGTGAGAGTACCTACTGAATTAGCAAATGGTGTGTCACCATTAGCCGAGATAATGTCTGCATCTGATACAAATAAATATAGACATACTCATGGTTCGGCAACAAACGGCACTAGGTATACATATAAAAAGAGGGAAATGTAATGGCTATGACACCCGAGGCAAAAGTTAAGAAGAAAGTGGTAGCACAGTTAAAAGAGATGGGAGCATACTATTTTTATCCCGTGACTGGTGGCTATGGTTTTAGTGGTGTGCCCGACATAGTTGGGTGTTATCAAGGTATATTCTTTGGTATCGAGTGCAAAGCAGGTGGCAACAAGCCTACGGCATTACAAGATAAGAACTTAACAGATATTAGAAACCAAAAAGGGATTGCAGTAGTCATCAACGAGAACAATATAGATAGTGTTCGTAACCTCTTTGATGATTATTACATTGGGGTTAAGCAGTGAGAGACCTCGTGAACATGGCATAAATATCCACTGCAATGAGGGTAGTCACACTCCTTTCATACTATGACTATGACCTCATCGTAGAAGTACGTACTACTAGTCCCCCTCGGCAAAAGGGGGCATCAAATTTATAGGAGGATACTATGGCTACAAGATGGAAAGATGATTTATGTCCTAAATGTAAAGCATACATATGTTTTACCGATGGGTACGCAATATGCAAGGTTTGTAAGTTATCAATAGATAACACGAATTTAGAAGAAGAACAGTTAGAGTTACCATTAGATTTTGAGGAGGACAAGAATGACAGATAAAGAAGTTAAGGTACAGAAGTACCTATTGAAAAACCCTTTGGCTACTGTGACACAGATAAGTAAAGCCACAAAGGTTTCCAAGTCGTATGCTCATAAGATTAGAGGTAAGATAGCCACACCAAAAGAAGTTATCATAAAGCACATGAACAAGCAGGACCGTAACGATCTGTTGCGTGAAGCAGTGAGCCTTACTGACGGAGACAGACGCAAAGATTATGGCGATCCCGTTAAAAATCATCAGCACATAGCCAATATATTCAATGCGATAACGGGTCGAGACTTATCTGCCCGTGAGATTGTTTTGGTGCATGAGTCTACCAAGATGGCTAGACGTATGACAAGTCCGAAGAAGAAAGATCATTATGTCGATAACATGGCTTACGTCGGTATCGAGTATGAATGTGTTATGGCAGAGGAAGATTAATGGATTTAATTACATTAGACTTTGAAACTTTTTATAGTAAAGAGTTTTCATTGAGTAAGCTGACAACCGAGGAGTACATACGTGACCCTAGGTTTGAGGTTATCGGTATAGGAGTCAAACTTAACAATCAGGAAACGGAGTGGGCAAGTGGAACACACGAAGAACTTAAACAATATTTACAAACATTCGATTGGGAGAAGTCTATGGTGCTTGCTCACAATACTATGTTTGACGGTGCTATTCTTAATTGGATCTTTGATATTAGTCCTAGGGTGTATACCGATACTTTGTGTATCTCCCGTGGTGTTCACGGGGTGGAAAGTAGCAGTAGTCTCAAGGCATTGGCTGAAAATTATGATATCGGAGCAAAAGGCACGGAGGTCATACAAGCGATCGGCAAGAGGCGAAAGGACTTTACGGAAAGTGAATTAGCAGACTACGGAGACTATTGTATTAACGACGTAGATTTGACGTACAAGTTATTTACTATAATGGCTCAAGGGTTCCCCAAGAAAGAGTTTAAACTTATTGATGCTACATTACGTATGTTTATAGAGCCTATCTTAGATTTGGACCTAGCAATGTTAGAACAACATCTCATGGAAACACGTGACAGTAAGGACGAACTGCTTACAGCGTCAGGCGTGACTAAAGAAGATTTGATGAGTAACCCTAAGTTTGCAGAGGCTCTTAAAACTCTTGGTGTCGAACCACCTATGAAGATAAGCCTTACCACTGGTAAAGAAACATTTGCATTTGCTAAGTCCGATGAAGAATTTAAAGCATTAGAGACGCACCCCGACGAAAAGGTGCAAGCGTTAGTGACTGCAAGGCTTGGAACTAAATCTACATTAGAAGAAACAAGGACTCAAAGATTTATAGACATAGCTAAACGTGGTCTCCTGCCAGTCCCAGTCAAATATTACGCAGCACACACTGGGCGATGGGGTGGAGACGATAAGATAAATTTACAAAACCTACCAAGCAGAGGTGTCAATGGTAAGAAACTTAAACGAAGTATCATTGCTCCCGAGGGTTACACTCTTATAGATGCTGACTCCTCACAAATAGAGGCTAGAGTTTTGGCTTGGCTTGCCAACCAAGATGATTTGACTGAGGCATTTATTAATGGTGAAGATGTGTACCTTAAGATGGCATCACGTATCTATGACAAGGCAGAGGAAGATATAACGAAGGACGAGAGATTTGTAGGTAAGACCACGATATTAGGTGCTGGCTATGGTATGGGAGCACTGAAGTTCCAATCACAGTTAAAGACGTTCGGGTTTGATATGGAGTTAGAGGAAGCACGGAGGGTCATAGGAATTTATCGTGAGACTAATTCGAAGATAAACAAGTTATGGCGTGATGCACAACAGATTCTCGTTTCGTTAAACAATAACGAATTACCTATGCGATTAGGTCGTGGCAAAGTATTGGTAACTGTGCCCAAAGAGAACGCTATACAACTGCCGTCGGGATTACTTATGCGATATGAAGATTTAGACTTTGAACAAGGCGAGATGGGTATAGAGTTTAGCTATAAAACTAGACGAGGTCGCACAAGAATATATGGTGGTAAGGTTGTGGAGAATGTTTGCCAAGCTATAGCACGTTGCATAATTGGTGAACAGATGTTAAAAATAAACAAGAAGCATCGAGCCGTTTTAACTGTGCATGACTCGATAGTTTGTTGTGTTAAGGACGAGGAAGTAACAGATGCACAGAAATATATAGAGGAATGTATGCGTTGGACACCCGACTGGGCAGATGGTCTGCCTATAAACTGTGAATCGGGCACGGGCAAAACTTATGGAGATTGTGAATGAGTGATGAGTATGAGATGGTTATAGGATTATACAAACAAATGGTAACTGTTAGAGATGATTTTTTGCGTTGCCCCGAATGTGATTCATCAGAGTTAGTTATAAACACATCGAGTGTAAACAAAGGGACAGTATTTAAAAACGATAGTGTTGTTATCGAGTTTTCTTGTAATGAATGTTTATCAAATATGACACTTGGTTTGTTTAATGATAATGTTGGGGCACCCGAACCTATTGCACGGATAAACTGGGTACAGAAACATGTCCCTCACAAAAAGACTGTTTTAGATGAATTAAAAGATCTTTCTATAACAGGTTATAGTCGTCAACTAAAAGAATATAATGATAAGTATGGTCTATGGGATCATAGGATAGGTGAACCCTTACCTAAAGGTGTACCACCTTTTCAACCCGAAGATTACCCAAAAAAAGAAGAAGTCAAAGACAATGTAATACATGTGCCAACATGGGCTAAGAATGGGAAAGATAAATGAGTATATCGCCTTGGTCATTTAGTAGGATAAAGTCTTTCGAGCAATGTCCAAAACAGTTCTATCATTTAAAGATAGCAAAGGACTATGTCGAATCCGAGACTGAGGCTATGCGTTATGGTACGGAGGCTCACCTAGTGGCTGAAGAGTTTATCGGTAGCGATAAGCCGATACCTAAAAAGTTTAATTACATGAAACCAGTGCTTGAGGCTCTTAAAGCTAGAGATGGAGAGAAACATTGTGAGATGAAGCTAGGACTCACACAGGATCTTGAGCCGTGTGACTTCACGTCAAAACACGTTTGGTGGCGTGGTATAGTTGACCTTGTAATTATTAATGGTGATATGGCTTGGATCGTAGATTACAAGACAAGCAAGTCAGCCAAGTATGCAGACAAAGGTCAATTAGAATTAATGGCACTTGCTACTTTTAAATATTTCCCTAAAATAAAGAAGATTAATGCAGGGTTATTGTTCGTTGTATCTAATAACTTTATAAAACAAACTTATACAGACGATATGATCCCTGCATTATGGAAAAAATGGCTATCTAATTATTCACGTATGGAGATAGCACATAGTAATAATGTTTGGAACGCACATCCAAGTGGACTATGTAAAAGACACTGCGTAGTTCTCGAGTGCATACATAACGGGAGTAACTAATGGCTTACACTAAATCGCCTAGACCTTACAAAAAAGAATATAAGAAACAAGTAGAAAGAAACGAACACCCTAACCGTATGGAACGTCAGAAAGCAAGACGTGCTTTAGATAAGAAAGGTGTTAAGCGAAAGGGTAAAGACGTTAGCCACAAGAAAATGTTAAGTAAAGGTGGTAGTAACAAAGACGGGTATTTTCTAGAGAGTCCGTCGAAAAACAGAAGTAGAAACGGAAAGAAGAAGAAAAAGGCTTGATTTAAAGCCCGTACAGCCACGAAACAAAAGTCCCGTGTGTGATTGTACCCTAGAAAAGTGACGAAAAACGCAGATTTTATCTGTTGCAAAAGGAGAAGACATTGGAAGTAGTTAAGCAGAAGTATACCTTCACGGGTAAATACAAGCCGTTCGCACATCAACGCAAGACGGCATTATTCTTTACACAACATAAAAAATCATTTTGTTTTAACGAACAAGGCACGGGTAAGACGGCNAGTGCAATATGGGCATCAGATTTCTTGATGCAACAAGGCAAAGTAAATCGTGTTTTAGTTATATGCCCATTATCTATTATGGATAGTGCATGGCGAAATGATCTGTTTGACTTTGCTCCACACAGAACTGTTGCTGTAGCACATGGCGAATCTAAAAAAAGAAAGTCTATAATTGAACAAAACACTGATTACGTAATTATTAATTATGATGGTGTAGAGATAGTATCAGAGTCAATTAAGAATGGTGGGTTTGACTTAGTAATTGTAGATGAGGCTACACACTACAAAAATGCACAGACCCGACGTTGGAAAACACTAAATAAACTATTACATGATAACACGTGGTTATGGATGATGACAGGCACGCCAGCGGCCCAAAGCCCAGTGGATGCTTATGGTTTAGCAAAGATGGTAAACCCAACGGCAGTCCCAAGGTTTGGTGGTACGTTTAGAGATATGGTTATGACTAAGATAACTAATTTTAAGTGGATACCAAAAGAAAATGCAACTAATACTGTGTTTAAAGTATTGCAACCAGCAATTCGGTTTACGAAGGATGAATGCCTTGATCTACCGAGCATGACATATGTAAAGCGAGTTGTAGAACTTACTCGACAACAAAAGAAATATTATGAACAACTAAAAAAGAAATTGATATTGCAGATTACGGGAGAGCAAGTAACTGCCGTAAATGCCGCAGTGGGTATGAACAAGTTACTACAAATATCTGCTGGTGCAGTATATACAGATGACGGTGCCACATTAGAGTTTGATATAAAGCATAGATATAAAGTGTTGAAAGAGGTCATTGACGAGTCAAGTCAAAAGGTTCTTGTGTTTGTCCCGTTCAAACATGCAATAAATATTGTGACGGATAGGCTACGAAAAGACGGTATTTCTACAGAGATAATACAGGGAAGTGTGAGTGCATCGGCACGTACAAACATATTCAAACAGTTTCAGGAAGCATCGAGCCCACGAGTTTTGGTAATACAGCCAGCCTCTGCGGCACACGGTGTCACGTTAACAGCCGCTAATACAGTAGTGTGGTGGTCCCCAGTCAGTTCGTTAGAGACTTATGCTCAAGCTAACGCACGTGTACACAGGTCTGGACAAAAGCATAAATGCACGGTTGTGCAGCTACAAGGTTCTGACGCAGAAAAACACGTTTACAGACTATTAGATAACAGAATAGACATCCACACAAAAATTACTGATCTTTACAAAGAAATACTTGACTAAGTAATATATAATCACTATATATAATGTATCAGTATCATAAGGGAGAATAATATGACTGAAGACGACAAAGTGTCGGTAGATAAACTGACTGGGACGTTTATAAAAATAAGAAACGCACGTGCTGTTTTATCTGCTGAGTTTAAAGAGAAGGATGCCATTCTTGTTGCACAACAAGATACGCTCCGACAAGCACTACTCGATTATTGCACAGAGCAAAACGTTGAGAGTGTAAGAACTTCTGAGGGATCGTTTTTTAGAACGACTAAGACAAAGTTTTGGACAAGTGATTGGGAATCCATGTACGAATTTATCATGGAGAATAAGGTTCCTGAGTTTTTTGACAAACGTCTTAATCAGACTAACATAAAACAGTTCCTCGAAGATAACCCCGATCTGATGCCTAAAGGGTTGAATCAAGATACGGAATATTCAATAGTAGTGAGGAAGAAATAATGACTGGAAAATACGTACCAATCGAAGATGTGGCGAAACACTTCTCTGTT